CATCAATCGGCAATGATCCAACAGGATCCTGCTCTGTCCACGCCAACTTGACGTTGTTATCTACAACGGTTGCAATCAAGGTGGCAGGTGCCTTGGGGTGAGTGACTGCAATGGGACCGATTGAGGCAACAGACCCTGGATTGCCCTTGATGTCTACCGCTCGAACGTAAAACTTGATTGTGTTATTTGCAAAATTGACTGGAACGAGGAATCCAGTGGTGTAAGCATGACCAAGGCTCGCAAGGCTTTCGTAATCGGAAGCATTTGTGTTCGCAGCACCAAGCCTGATGTCGTAATAGCTGGTCGCCAACTGAGTGGATCCCTCTTGCGGGATCACATCGTTCCAGCCAATCTTTAAGTTTGCTCCGGCAAACGATGTATTTAAACCAGTCGGTGCAGGCAGGCTGCCGATTGAAATGCCAGCTTCGGCTGATGATTCCGAATAAGAACCAGAGGTGTCAAGCGCTCGAATATACCAATTCGTCGTGCCTGTCGGAACCTTGTTGATTTTGTGTTCTGTCGTAGAAAACAAGCCGATTTTTGTACCCGTTTGCCAGCTGCCTTCCCAGACTTCATAACCCTGCAAGTCCAAATCCGCAACGGCATTCCAGCTCAGCACAACGCCATTGTTCGGGTCCACAGTTGCGGTAAAGCCCGTAACAGTTGCAGGTTTAGCGGTTTTGCCTAGTGCTTCAAACTCTTCTACGGCTGGAGCGTTAGAGCGCAAGCCAGAGCCTGTTACCGCATAAACTTCAATGTCATACAAACCTGGGGATGTATCCAGGATTTCTGCAGTAGTGCCAGAAACTTCTAGCTCAATTTCGTTGTTGTCATTTTTTGAGTAAACCACAACGTAGGTTGCGGCTTTTTCTACACTGTCCCATGAGACAAGGATCTTAGAAAGAACACTACCCTGATGAAGATAAAGATCTTCAGTGATTTGCAGGTTCAGAGGCGTGGCAGGTGGTTCGTTGAGCAGAGTTACGCTCTTGACTTGTAAATCCTGATCGCGCTCAATGTGAGCGTATTTGCTTGAATTATGGGACAACGCAGTTACTTCGTATTTTGCAGGCTCTGTTTCAGCAACACTTAGAACTCGCCAAGTAGTGGGAGAAACACTAGAAGTCGTCCAAAGCCAAATGCCATTTGCAGCGGGCAGCTCTTCGTACGCCGAATCAACTGTGATCGCAAGTCCCGTCCTGCTGCTTACGTTCTTGGTCTCAACCCTGCCATCAGGCAAGATGACAGAAAGAGTTCCTCCTGATGAGGGCAGTCCATCAGCGTCGTCAACAGTGATTACTGATCCAGCTGCAGAGGATATGCGACCGGCAAAGCGCCCTCCAGCCCTCACAGGATCACTAATTTCGATTACGTCGCCAGGCCTGACAACAGCGCCTGAGTCAATGCTTGTGGAGAAAGAACAAACCTCGTACTCATTTGTGTTCGTATACAGGAACCATTCGCCTACACGACGAGCCTGGCTCTGACTGGTGCATCCCACAGCGGATATTTCTTCAGTAACCAGTCCTCGACGGGCGATCATGTCGGCGTCTTCAACTTGCTCGTACTCTTCTTCTCTGGTTTCGAGGTTCTGATAGGTAACCAAAACAACGCTTGGTCGCGTTTTCTGGCTAGAAGTGCTGTAAGAAAATCCCTCTTCCGATACGTTTGCAAGTGTGAACAGGAAAGACGGATCCTTGGGTGAATCCTGCGATATGGTCATCGAGCCTGCCGCAAGAAACGGCATCGCTCTGAAGATCGAAGAAAGATCAGCAATGATGTTATAAGCTTCTCGCTGGTTTTGCAGTGCAATGTTGCAAGAGAACCTTGGCTCGTAAGTCATGTTCCCGTTGCTGTCATATAAGCCAGTCGGTACACCGTGCTTACCCGTCAGCGGGGCATAATCGTTCGTTGTGCCAGATCTGCCGTCAACGGTATAAGTGTCTTGAGCTGAGCAGTATTTGCTCGCGGCAAAGAAGGCAAACTTATCAAGTTGACTTGTATCCAAATGGTTGCCTAGCCCCGCCCTGTAATCAGTAAGCAAATCCCAAAGCACCCAAGCCGGATCGCTGCACCATTGCTTGGTTGCACTAAACGTGCCATTCCAGGTGCCAGAGTAGATTAAAGCTCCAGTGTCTACGTCGACTGTTGCGTTGCTAGGAATGGAAATTTTGCGCCCCCGAAGCCTGTAGGCACGCCTTGGAATCGAAGAAAATTCAAGAGCAGAGAGTCTTAAAGCCGCATACGCGGTATGAGGGTAGCGAAGACGCGCATCTTTAATAGAGGTAAGGCTTACCCATTGAAACTTATTCTGAACTTTAGAGCTCCCGGAGTCTTTATTCAGTCTAGTGACACGAACATCAACAGGGAACTTTTTCTGTCTTACGTCTATCTCATAGTCAAATTGATATGCACTGATGGCTAAACCTCTTACTTTTTCTTGTATCTCAACCTCTTCCACTCCGTCAGCATCAATAGTCTCAACTTTAAGATTAATTAGGGAGCCGCCAATGCTGCCATCATTTCTGAAAGTTTGAAGACTGGGCGTAGCAAACCTTAGTCGGACGAAGTCAATCAAAGGGTCAGTAACTGTTCTCGTGATTGGAACGGCTTTTAGGACATCAACGCCAATGCTTGTCTCCGATTCGACAGTGTCAAATCCGATGATGGCTTCTTGGCTTGAAGTGCCATTCAGCAGCGTGACTTCAGGTGAATCGTAATTAACTTCAGCCTTGTCAATTACGCCGACATCGCCAGAAGTTTCTTGATCGTTCGTTGCATCAGCCTTGAACTGAGTAGTAGAAACAACTTCGGTAACGCGAACAGTTCCGCTCTCGGCTGCTCCCGAGCCTATAGCAAGGAAAACATAATCTTTCTCTTGAAAACCGTGCGCTAAAGTCGTTGTTACGGTGATCACATCAGCCGGAACTTTTATGCTTACGTTGCCAGAGGTGGATGATCCGGCGCCTGTTATTCCTGATTTATTAACACAGATAAACTGCGTTGCACTTATCACTTCGTCGACTGCATAAAGCCCGTCGTCAGCATCGCCAGTCGTGAACGTGAGTTTTACCTTGTCATCCACCTCAAATCCGTGGTCGCCGGTAGAGGTGACTGCAATTGTTATATCATCTTCATTAGCGGTATACGTTCCTGTAATCGCACCATTGTTATCGACTTGACTATAAGTGCCTGCTAAAACGGTGGCGTTAGCCCTGACCACAGGGGTATCATCAACGAATAAATCTTTTAGGCCGAGACCTGCAATCTGGCCGAGATTTGTAGCACCCTCTTTATGAGGAGTGGCAAAACCTTGAATCTCGCCTTCTGCGAAAACATCGACAATTTCAATGTGCGATTCGTTGAGTAGTTTGGCCATCAGTTCTTCCTCTTCCTTTTCTTGCGGGAAACATCAACGGCGCTAGAAACCACTAGCGATCCAGTCGCCACCTCGCCATACATTAAAGGGATGGCAAGGCCCTGCCGTGAAACGTTTTGAATTCCATTGAAGTTTTGAGAAGCATTGCCGCCCCTTTTCTTCTTGTCTGAAAGCCCTGAGCCGCCGCCTTCTGTTCCGCCATCTAACGCTCCTCCCGCTCCTCCCCCTCCTCCTAGTTGAGGGGTTGGCGACAGCAATTGCGCAGTTCCAGCAAGCACCAAGCCTGCACCTGCAACGACAAAGGCGGTTGCAACTGTGCCAATCCCCAAAAAGCCACCTAAGGTGACACCAGCAGAGGCGATGCCACCTGTGATGATTGCAGCCGCAATGATCGCAATCCCGGTGAAGATCTTGGCCGCGCCACTGCCTGCTCCGCCCACTACGGGAACGATTTTAATTGAGCCTTCGCCAGCGGGTGCGTGAAGCTCTTCTAGAGCTAAGTTCCAATCACCAGCAAACACTCGATAGTGCTTCTCGGCCATGTACTGGTGAACTTCAGGCCAATTTGCAACGAGATAGCGAATAGCCTCTGCTGCATTGGCTACGTCAGCGTACAGAACACGCTTGCCGATGAACTTGGCCAAGCCACCGTAGAGCTTAATCCTGCGAAGCATGACGTAGCCTCCTTCCTGTTGATTGTAGAAGAGCCTCGCCATAAAAGTCACGGCTGCTAAGCCGTCCTCTGAAGTGATGAAGCACCGTTTGGGGCTCGACCAGTACACCTACATGGTTCAGCTTGCCTTTGAAGCTAAAAAGCAAAGCATCTCCAACCTGCAGCTGCTCTTGTGGCGCAAGCTCTCGAAAGCCAGCCTCGGGCCAAAGACTGTCAAACAATGGAGCAGCTTCAAATTCGTTAGGCGTTAAAGGACGAGGCCAGTCCGGCAGCTCAATCCCTTGCTCCATATACCAATCACGCACCAAGGTCCAGCAATCAGAGACGCCCCACACCCAAGAGCGTCCAATCAAGGAAGGCTTGTAACCACTTGGCTCGCAATGACCCCAATTCTCCTGATGGGGGTTGATGATTTCCCATCGAACCCCACTAGCTTCACAGGCAGCTAGGTCAGCTTGACTGGGGACTGGCGGCGTCTTGGGGTGACTATGCACTACAGCAATAATCTCGCCAGCGTCTTCTGCCTTAGCCCAATCGACGGGATTGATGATGAACATCTCGTTGGGTTCATCGGACAGGTTTCGGCACGGCCAATATCGCTTTACGCCCTTTTGAACGATTACTAGCCCGCAGCTTTCTTTCGGCGTCTCATTTAGTGCATGAGCTAAGGCCTGGTCCCTCCAGGTCACTTGAATTGGCCCACGCCTGGGAACGAGCCAAACGGCAATCCGCTTTGCGGCTTGATTGCATAAATATCAGGCGCTGTAAACGTGTAGCTGGCTGCAGAACGGGTGGCTTTTTCATAAATGGCAAACGCAACCTGCTCGCCGTCCGCTATGCCTTGCGCCTTGTTCAGCTTGATTCGTGTGGGGCTGGTGTGCAGAGACTTAACCCTTGTGCCTTCATATATGCTTTCGCCGACGACAAAATCCCTACTGGAAACGTTTGTGGTGCTAGAGATTGCTAGAAATCTTCCTGTTTCAGTGTAGGCGCCAGTATCTTGATCGCCTGCAGTGGCTGGATGAACCTGAGTGAGAACTTCTTGATTGTATTCAATGCTTAGGTAAACCACTGCGCCTTTGACTTGCGACACGCGAGTACCGGAAGGCACCATGCTGCCGCTTACTTCCATGCCAGCCTCAATGCCTGCAGTGGCTGCATTGCTAACCATTTTTATAGCCAGACCAGAGGCGACAATTGTTCCATTTAGTGTCACCTCTGAGGTCCCTGTTGCTGCTGCTGACAGCGTCAACGTCGTTGATGTTTTTGCTGTGACGGTTGTATTTGCAGGTATGCCAAATCCAGTTATTTCAGGTGCGGTTGTGGTATCGAGCTTGGCTAGCTCAGCTGCCTGGCCTGAGTCGACAGTAAATGTCGTGCTATTTTTGGAGACTGCACCCGTAAGCGTTAGATAGCCAAAGCGCAGCTTGCAGCTATCAAGACGCTTGCCGCACTGATCTTCAGCTGGATTTGTGGTGGCCGTATTGTCCGCTTTGTAATAAAGGTTGCCTTGATAGGGGCAGTCCACATGAGTGTAATCAAAGCTGCTGCCGTTGTATGTACGGTACTTCCATTGGCAAACATTGCGTATAGTTTGCCGCTTTGGAACTCGAACATTCTGAAGGTCAAAAGAAGCAGCTAGTTCGTATTCAACTAAATCTCTTGTCTCAAGCTTTTTTTGGTTTATGTAATAGACCTCAGTTGGCAGCAAGGCTGAGCTGTCAGGCGAGCCGTAAGGATTTGATCCTCCATCAAAGTTTGCATCATCAAGGAAGCGGGCCATCGTCCGAAGCCGGCTAACCTTTGCGCCCTCAAGGCCTTTAGGCAAAGAAGCCAAGATGGTGCTTATAGTCCCTTGAATGTTTGCAATCTTTAGCGTTGGCCTCGGGTTTTGACCGTTGCCTTGATACTCAAAACCTTCTGCAATAATCGGCAACCTTGTATAGGTGTTCCCTGCAAAAACTATGTTTGTATTTGAATCGTTTGTCCCAGCATGAAAGCGATAAACATCTGCAGTTCCATGCTCGGCTTGATTCAGTTCAAGCACAAACAGCTCAATGATTGCGCTCGGGTTGACATCCGATAGGTACTCGTATGTCGCAGAGATTGCAGTCCAAACGACCGTACCATCGTTGGCCGTTCCGCCCACCAGCGTCGGCCAAGTTGGCTCAGTCCCAGCTGAAGTGCCAGCCGTTGTGCAGCGAAACCACAGGCCAGAGCCTTGCGTCGTTGTCGCACGACGGATGTCGCCGACAGAGAATGCGGTGCTAGCAGACCACGCAGTTACTGCCATTACGGTTCAAATACCTGGCGGAATGTTGCGTTGATCGTAGCCCTGTTGGGAAAAGGGATCTCCTTCGTCCAGCTTTCGCAGACCCACTTGTAAGTGCTGCTGTCATCAGGAGGACTCCAATCAAAACTTGCAGCGTCTTCTGCCCTCGCATCTAAAAAAGTTTCGATCGTGTCCGAATCCGTCTCGGACAGGTTCTGAAAGGTCAACGTCCACGTCTTGGGGTTGTTGTTTCCGGGAAGGCCGAAAACAACCCTTTGCTCGTAACCGTCTCCGAATTGAACCCTGTTGATTTTGGGCTGACTAGCCTTCTGAGCGCCGTAATCAGGGGAGATGCTTGGGAAGGTTGCCATCAGCCTGCAAGAATTCCTCCGGGTCGTTTTTGTTTGATCAGCTCAGCCTTGACTGCTGCCCCAAGAGCCTTGCCAAGTTCAGTTGACTTCTTGTCATCACCTTGGGCAGAGGATCGGCCAGCATCAACGTTCACTACCACATTACCCATTCCGCCACCGGAAGACTCAACTCCAAGCTTTCCGTTAGAGCCTCTGCGCAGAGGAAGAATGGCTTCTGGTCCGGCCTCTCCCATCAAGCCGTAATTGCCAACGCCTCCTTGTGCATATTGGAAGAGAGTCGGCTTGTTGACGATTCCGCCTTTTGCAAAGGGGACGATACCGTTCTTTGCAACGACTGCGCCGTCAGCAGCAAATATCCCAAACGGATTGATTGATTTCAGAATCGAAAACATCGCGAATCGGATGAAGATCTTAGAGAGATCACTGAGGATTGATCGGGCAAACTCGCCAAAGTTTGCCTTGCCGGTCATGACGAATTCATGAACATTGTCTGCCAGCCCTGTAAAAACATTTGCTGCTGCAGATCCGAGGTTCTCGACGATTTTGCCCATGTCCTCTACGCCAGCCTTAAAGGCGTCTTGGAAGTCTTTGAATTTTTCGCCTTCGCCCTCTTCGCCTGCCAATGCGGCATAAGCCTTCTTAAGTGCAGCCTCTAGCTCTTCTGCTTTAATTATTCCAGCGTCTACAAGGGCTTGGTACTTGATCATGCCTTCATTGACTTTAATTTGAGTCATTAACTGCTTCGCTTCTTCCTTCGAGATGGTTCCTGCGGATTCACCTCCTTTGACCAAGAGCTCATTCAGGTCAAGCTGAAGCTTGTTCAGGCTGATCTTGTCTGCGATTGCTTTTTCATTTGCTCTCTTCTCCTGCTCGGCAAGCTTCGTGTATGCGTTTTTTTCTTTAACGGTAATTTTTTCTAACTCAACACGCTGTCTTTGAGCAGGCAAGGACTGAGCTGCAATGCGAGCCTTCTCAGCCTCATTCTTGATCGCTTCACGAGTCAGAGTTACACCGCGCTCTGCATTTCTAATCGCAGCAATTTGAGCGTCTGCTTGAGCCTTGGTGATGTCCTTGCGGCCAGTGCCGCCACCTCCCGTTGGCTGAGCCTTGGGCAATCCACTTGGCTTTTCTTTTTGTCCCGTCGCAATCGCATTTTCAATTTTTTGCAGCGTGTAGTACTCGTCAGTCGCCTTGTCCAGGCGATCTCTGAACATTTTGATTTGCGAATCTACATATGTTGTGTCAGCTCCGCGCTTAACAAGCTCTGCCCTCCGCTTGTCGAATGCAGTAAGCCTTTCTACTGTTACGCCAATATCTCGGGTCAGCCGCTCCATTTGCCCGGCCTTTGTGAGGCCGAAGAAATTTATAAAGGCCTGCGCTGCGCCATTAATTGCATTAGCAATGTCGGCAAAAGTTGACTGAAAGGCTGCGCCAATTGGCGCAAGCAAACTTCCGACGGTATCAGACAGATTGGACAACGCAGTTTTGAGCCTGTCACCGGCCGCCATTGGGCTGTCGGCCAGCACCTTGGCTGACACTCCATATTCCGTAAAAAGCTTTTCCGCAAAAGTCTGGAAATCCTGCAGGCTTACTTTTCCTCCCTCAAGAGCCTTATCAAGCTCAGCCGGAGTCATGCCTAGCGACTCAGCAAACAGAGTGAAAGCACCTGGCAGTCTTTCGCCGATTTGCTGTCGCAACTCTTCGGCGGAGACCTTGCCTTTGCTGAAGACCTGAGACGTAGCAATCAAAGCTGACTCAAGATCCTGCAAACTTCCGCCGGTGCCCCTGATGCCAGATGCAACGCCAATAAATGCTTTTTCTGCATCCTGAACGTTGCCGCCAGCACCGATAACAGAAGCGGAAAGCTTTGTGAATTGGCGAGTGAGTATGTCTTGCGGGATAGCAAGCTCCTTGCTTGTCTTAGAAATGAACCCAAGAGCCCGCTGATATTCATCAGCGTCTTTGGTCACCAATTGCAGAGCTAACCGCTGCTTCGCCAGGTCGGCTGAATACTCGGCTAAGCCGCCAAGCTGTTGACGGAACATTCCGACTTGCGCACCAATTGCAGCGCCAACTGCAGCTCCTTGAGGTCCACCAATCAAACCAATGGCGCCACCGATCGCGCCCTCTGCCCCACCAAAGACTCCACCTGCTGCAATAGCACCTGCGCCTTTCGCTAGGCCGCCAAGCCCTCCACCGCTAGCCTTCCGGCCCTCAGCTTTTCTCAGAGCATTTGAATATCTTTCAACGTCCTTCGTCAGCGACTTGAACTGACTACTGCCAATGACTGCCTGCTCGCGCAGGGCTTTCATGCTTGTGACTTGGGCCCTAAGGGTTTCAATATTCTTTTTCCCTGAGCTATCGAAACTGCGAACACTGCGAGCTACTTCGTCAATTCCAGACTTACTTGCCTTGCTCGCTGCCCGCTCAAGGCCTCTTAACTGGTTTTGAAGCTTTTCAATGACCTGGGTGCCGCCGGCATCCTGGACCTTCAGGAGAATCTTGAGATCTTCAACCTGAGCCATCGGAGAGCTTCCTGAGTTCGGTCAAGGCCGTCGCCTCCATGACCTGAAGACGCTCAAGCACATCGGTACGATCCTCCACATTGTAGAGGTCAAACAAGCCGCCGGAACAAAGCAATACTTCGTACTTCAAACCAACCAAGCCGTTCATCGAAACATTCCATTGCGTTTGAGCACGCAGGAATATCTGGACCGCCTCCCAGTTTTCGTCCCAAACCTCAAAGTGCTCTGGCTCTTTAGGCTTTGGCTTGTCTATTTGTATACCGAAAGCAGCTGCGTCTTCTTGGCTCTTGTCGTCGACAACTTTGCCGCCAGAGACCCAGTAGACCGCAGCTTCTTTTAGTTTTTTGCTTCTGCCTCGGCGTAAGTCGCCGTATAGGCGCTCAGTACTGCACGAGTCCAGTCCGCATCATCAGAGAACTCTTTCATCGCTTCTTTGGAAAAGGCCAGCACCGACCCATCCTCATTCTCAATGCCTTCCCAGCCAACAAGAATCTTCTCAATAAACTCAGGGCCACCAGTCTCTGCCATCTTTTCAAGCTGAGACATCTTTACTCGCTTGAAGACGGCGGTAAAGCCTGACTCTTGAAACTCCCCTGGCGTCTCGCTGCTTGGCTCCCTCACAGTGACAGGCCACTTGAAGGTCTTTACCTTTTTGCGGACGAATGCCATAAAGAGTGCGCATGAGCGCGTTTAGCTTACACAAAAAAAGGGAGCCGGCAAAGGCTCCCTCCTCGTCCCTCGTCCTGAAACTTAGGTGTAGATCAGGTCGAATTCGACGTTGGCCGCCGAATCGGGCACGCATGTGTAAGGAATGTTCAGCATTGCGATGCCATCGGAATCGCCATAAGAGACATCTCCGATGTCCACCTTGCTAGAGGTGAACTGAACGATGTTGCCTGCAGTGGAGCCATGGGTGAACTGAAGGTTGCCCAGGGCAGAGTCATCAGCAACAGCAGCAGCGAAGTAATCCTTCGTTGCCATGGTCACGGCTTCAATTGTGACGGTGCCAGTAACTGAGCGATCAGTAAGGAGCACTTCCTTGCTGCCTCCGATGAGTTCCCTGTAGGTAAGCGAGTTACCGAGATCCATCGAGAAGCTTTGAAGCGCACCTGCGTAAGACAGAAGCTGGAAGCTGCTCGTATTGCCGTTCTTGAAGATCAGTGGATCATCTTGATTGGCGTAAGTTGGAGTCAACAGTGCGCTGTCGTCAGGTGCGTTGTAGATCCCGGTAAACGAAAAATCGAGCGTTGGGATCTCGCCGACATTCGCTGTGATGCCAACATTCCCCCGACAGCCAGTCACTTTGTGACGGACGCCATCAATCATGTAATGGATGGTGATCGACTCAAAGTTTGAGCTGACCGGGTCATACGTCACCGAAGTGGAGGCAACGATGGTCTCGGCCAAACCGCAAGCCTTGAGTGCTTTGCCATATTGAGGCGCAGTACCTGCAGTGCCAGAGCCTGCAAGCTCAACGCTGAACGTGCATTCAACGCGAGTATTTGCAAGAAGCTGCTGTGAAGCGCCGAGATAAGGACGAATCAGGTCTCGGCTGACAACGTCACTGCTCTGAGGAGTGATGTTCAGATCTCTTACTAGAACGGCGTCTGACCCGTCCGGCGTCGGATCCGTCCCGTACGTCGACTCCGTCTCCAGGACGATCAGTCGTTTGCGGAGTAACAGTGCCATCGGATGGTTCCTGAGATGGTTGGGGTGGTTGCGTCCGCTTGATCAGAGTGCGTACGCCTGTTTCAGGATCAAGGATGTAGGTTCCACCCTGACCACTGTGTTCATCAATCATGGTAATTCGGGAGGCTGCTTAGGTTTACCCTAGCCCTAACTGACTACTGTGTTAAATCGTCAACTTGAGTGCGATAGCGAATCTCAAATTCATTGCTGATTACGCCTAGTGTTTCGTCTGCTTCAACAAAGTCAAACTCCGTGCGAGTTGGCTGCACATCGATGGCATAGCCCCCAAGCGTGAGATCATTCATCATCTTGCTGTGAAGCGACTCAATCGTGTCGTCAGCCGCCTGATCGGGGACTGCAGCCCGTTCAATCACCACGATCCGAACACGAAAACTCCAGTCAAGCGTGGGCAGGCTCGTGTTCTGATCAGCAATGTCGCTAATCGGTTCAATCACAATCGCTGGTGATTCGCCCCGGCTAATGGGCTCAGCTCGGCTTCTGTAAATACGAGTCCCGACGCCACTCGTCCCTGTCAAAGCGGTCTTGATAGCCGCAAGGATGTTTTCGCGCTTGGTCGTCATTTGATTTCGCCGTAAGGGCCTGGATCCTTACTACCAGAAGTAATGGCCAGAGCCCTACGGTAAAACAAACAGTCAGTCTTTCCAGCGCGCTCTAAGGCTTCGCGAACTTTTTGCCAGTTTTCGCGAGTGCGTTGGTCCATGTGCGCATTATGAACACACTCTTAGTCGCAGGCCACAGTGATAGACACCGATTCAGATGCACCAATTGAGGTGCATCGCGTCCTTATGTACCTGATTACTCGTGGCTCATAGCTGTGAGCATAAGTGCCAGTCGACTCATGGGTCTTCTCTCCGTCTAGGGAAAACCAATTGGTGCCGTCAAGACTGCCTTCATCGATGGTCCTGATGTTGGCCCCTGTGATCGTATGGGCAAAGGTGAATTTCGTCCCTGAAACCTCTACCGAATCAGTACTGCTTGCTGTGGTGAGCGTACCAAGCGAAACGATATTGTCTCGACGTGAGGCCCAGCTTCCGTAAATCTCAGGCATCAGTCTTTGGTCAACATGATCCTCATCACCTTACCGTCGTCAATCAGCATGGTCTCCCGAACCGTGTAATCAACACCGGCAACGGTCAATGTATCTCCGCGCGAAACAGAGCTGAACACTGAGGCAATGACAGTCACCCTGTAATCAGTAGTCAGCACAAGGCCGTCAGCAATTACCTCGTCAGGCTGATCAAGGTAACCAACGCCAGTCGCGCTGCTATGCACCACGGTCTCAGTGAAACCAGGGGTGTCGAAAAACGCTGTTAGGTCTTCGCTGAATGAAAGAGCCATATGAAAAAGCCCCCGCATTGCGGGGGCAACGAATCAGGATCAGGCGTACTTCTTGCAGCCCAGTCCAACAACGCTCACGGCGCCAGCGCCAGTACCACCAGCAACGGTGATGACCACGCGCGCGTAGCGCTTGATCTCATCGGTGTTAAGCACAAGGCTCTCAACGAGAGCAGTGTTGGCAGTGGTGGTAGTGAAGGCAGCGCCACTGACATCAGAGAAGGTGCTGTTATCGGCAGAATCCTGCACCTTCACCGCGTAGGTGATGCCAGAGCCGCCAGCCTCAGCATCGAGAACCAGGGTGATGTCGCCTTCATAATCTTGAAGGTCCACACCGGTTTCGTTGCCAGTTGCGGTGACAACGTCATTGGGGGCAAAAGAAAGCGCGGTCATTGACCGGCGAGTGTTGCCGACGCTCATTGCTTAGTCCTCCGTCGAGTGGGCTTGGGCTTTTCCGCCTCCTCCTCAGAAGGCTTTTCTGGGACCGCAGCTTTAGGAGCAGCAGCCTCTCCCTTGAACTCAACAGCCTTGCCAAGACCAATAAGGGTCACGGCATCGCTGTCCTTGACTTCCAGAATGGAGCCCGCAAGAGCGGGCTCACCGGAAATCATTACTGGCCTCAGAATTTCAACCTTCATGAGTCAGAAACGATGTGACGTTTACCTGGATCAGGTGCCGTAGCAGAAGGCGCCGGGCTGCTTAACAGCGAAGTCGACATCTTGCAGAGCAATGATGCGGACGGTGCCGGCAGTTGCACCTGCGTACGGATCAACGGTCAGATCCAGACCAGACCACATGGCCATGATCAGCTGCGAGAAGTCACCGAACAGAGCGTCGTTGTTCTGCAGCTGGTTGGACACGGTCACGGGGTAACCGTTGATCTGATCGTTCTCGTAGACGAACTGAGCAGTGCCAGAAGCCTTCTCAGTGCTCTTGAGAGCGCCACGAGCAGAGGCGTTGATGATGTAGCGGAGAGCGCCAGCATCAGCGTTTGCCACGGCCACATCGGTTTCCATGCCGATGTACTCGGCGAAGGTGCCGAAGGTGGTGATGGTCTGGGTGCCAATACCGGTGGTATTGATGATGCCCAGAGGCTGGTTGGAAGAACCAGAGCCATTCAGGCCAACACGATCCAGCTCAAGAGCCAGGGTGCGAGCGAGGTCATTACGGACCATCTGCTCAACGTCGATGCTGGACTGCAGCAGGAGCTTCCTCGAGTAGTCAACAAAAGCACCACAGGTTTTGGGGCTGAGGTTGACCTGTTCGATGGTTTGCTGGGACTCGGTGGGGGAAGAGCCCTCGCCAACCCAGTAAGCAGTGGCCGAAGATCCCTGCTTGGGAATTGAGATGTTGCCGTTGATTCCGCTCAGGGTGGTCATGCCGGCTTGAGCCAGAGCAAGACGATTGCGGAGCAGCTCGATGAAGCTGCCGCTGAGCAGAACATCATCGACGAGGTTGCCACCAGCGGTTGCAGTGCCGACGTTCAGGTCGCGGCGCAGAACCTCGTTGGGAACAACGATGCCGTTGGAAGAACGCTCGTACTGCTTAGCAGCAGCGTTGCCAACTTCGATCTCGAACTCGGCTTCCCGGCGAGCGCTTTGATCACCAGGGTTGGCCAGGTAGTTCAGAGCGCGAATGAAGCTAAAGCGCTTGACTTCCTTATTGGAGAGGCCGATATCGTTAGAGGTGACATCGGTGGAGCGAATGGGCTGTTCCACTTGAGAGGTTCCGATTTTTTCGAGGAAAGCAGCACGCGCTTCATCGAGGGAGTTGTCTCCATCAATCAGCTGCCGTGCCAGGTCTGCCATGCGGTGCTGAGCACCCAGGGCAGTGATGGCGGCAACGCGGTCTTTCTCAGCCTTTTTGGCCTCCGACCGGATCACCTCCAGGTTTGGAGTTTGTTCTTCCATCGCAGGAGCGGGGGTAGATGATGCGGTCAGAACCGCTGAACGAGTTTCCTGTTCTTGAACAGGAGCTTCGTTGTTAATAGTAGTGTCTTCAGGTTGAGAAGATTCAGGAATAGACCGCTCTTCAGAAAGAAGTGACCGGCCAATTCCAATCGTTGGGTCGGCTGGGATCGAAACCAAGCTCAATTCGTGAGGGGTCCAGCTAGTCGCAAGAACACCATCTTCACGTTGCTCCACGTCATTAATGGAATAGCCAAACGAAATACCGCGCAAGATGCCGTCTTTAACGTCATCTAGGTACTGCTTGGCGAAATCAGAGCGCGAAAAGCGGATTTTGGCGTAAGCCCGCTTTTTGTCCTCGTCCAAGTAAGCCCGCTCAACCACGCCCAAGACTTTGTCGGGATCATGGTTGAACAGGAAAGGGGCGCCATCATTGAGACGCATGAAGTCAGGCGCTCCAGAGGAGTGACTCAGAACTTCTTCACCGAAATAGCGCTTGACGGGATACTCGGAACTGAAAGGAAACTCAAAACTCCGCTCGTCAATGCTGCGGATTTCAGTTGCCTCCGTCCGCTGCATGCGCTCATTGAGCATGCTGCGAGTCGGCTCCTTTGCAACTTCCTCTTCACGAGTGGGCTGCTCTTCGGCCTCAAATTCGCGAATGGGCTCAATCTTGGTCAAGGTGCTGAAGCGATGCCCAGCGAAGATATCTGTTTCTTCGCCGTCGCGATAAATAGCGAGCAATGCGGCTGGGTCCTCAGCAGTTCCGTTGATAGTGAAAGAACTACCGGGAACATCAATCTGTCCATCACGCTCAATTCGCGTGATCTTGCCCCTGGCTCGGCCACCAGGAGTATTCCAAGACGCAAAGTCGCCGACGCTTAGCTCGTCAGGCGCTGCTCTTTCGGTTTGGGGTTGCATAGCCTTCTCGTTGGTGGCGGGCTCGAACTCAAGAGGTTCGTATTCATTATCGCGAAGCCACTGTCTAGCTTCAGCAGCCGAAAAACGGCTTAATTTGAATCTTATCGACTGCAGCGTTGCACCATCTTCGTCGTCCTTAATTCCGAAGATGAAGTCAATCCCTTCTCCTCCTCGATCATTCGATCGCCTAAATCCGTCAAATTCAGCGGGATTGGCAATTCGTGCAGCGTGCTCATTTGGATAAGGCCGCTCCATCTCAATGACCTCAGAGCGCTCTTCGGCCGCCTTAATTCTTTTGGCTCTTGCGTCTGACCAGCTTTTGCCTGCATCACCGCCCCAAGCAGCCCAAGCCACTCTTCCCTTGCTGGGGTATCCGTCTTCACCTGAGCTGAAACCCTGCCCTTGTTTGTCAACTTCGTGTCTTGCAAACCAAGCAGACATCGTGATGACAGTATCAGGGCTCAGCTCATCGCCACTCAGGATTTGACTGGCTCGACGAGCAGCAACTTCAGTGCCACCAGCCTCGCCATCAGCCTTCCAGTCGCGATAACGCTGAGCCTCCACTCTCATGCCCTCATTAGGCGTGAGGTCGATCTCAACTCCGTTGATGTTTGCCATTTCTGCGCTTACGGGTGGGCTGGGCTTCTTCTGGCTGAATTAACTCCAGCTGAATGCCTTCGTCACTCAAGTCCAGATCCTTGTCTAGTTTGACGCCGGCTTCAGCAGCTAGCTCCTGCTCACGGGCTAGCTCATTGATGTTGTCGTCATAGTCTCCGCCGGAGTAGGCAATGATCTGAGCCTTGGTCATGTAGCCGGCCTGCTCAGCTTCGCGATAAGCCTTGACCTCTTTGAGTGGATCAACCCAGCTCCAGCCACGAGGCATCCAACGCGGATTGTCGTAACGCTCTGGACGCAGCTCGTAGTCAGGGAAGTTGCAATAACCACTAAGTACAGCAAGCTTGAGCCACTCTCGATAAACCCTCATGTGAAGGTTGTCGATCAGGTACTTCTGCACAACACGCCAATGCTCGCGATCCTCAAGCAGGCTCAAACGGCTGCTGCTGTAGTTGGTGTCACTGAAGTCACGGCTAAGGGTCTCATAAGAGCAACCAAAACCAGACGCGAATCGCCGCACCTTGTTTTTGACAAACATCTCGAACTGCTGGTCCGGTGAATGAATGTCAGGGACAGTGATTTGCTCCCCAGGCGAAAGATAACGGAAGGTCCCAGGCTCAAACTCTGCAATCCGCTGGCTGTTCTCCACGTCGTCGGCGATCATTTCGCCTTCGTTGTTCGTGATGAAGCCCATAATGCTGGCCCCAGCACGAGCTCGGATCACTGCTGCCTCCTCGTAGCCCTGCAGCTGATGAGCGTCAGCCATAACGCTGTGGAACCAAGGCACCCCACGGTTCTGGCCCGGACGGTCGGGCATGAACAAATGAATTACGTCATCAGCAGGCAAGAAGACATGTTTGACATTCGGCGCAGGCGTGCCTTGGAACCAAGTGTCACCTGGATGACGAGTCAGGATCGCGTATCGAAGTGGACGCCCCCACTCATTGACTTCGACTCCGTTGCGCCACTCGTTGTTCCTTCCAGAAGTCGGGCCTTGGTATGACTCATCCAGAAGGTCGCTTTCGAGCATTTGAAGCCCGATCGGCACCTTTGATTCACCAAATGGGCGCCTAATGATCCGAAACAGGGCTTCACCTGCTTCGCACATGGCTCCAACAGCGAGCCATTCAAAGTCGTGGAAACTGTACCGACCAGAGACATCACAGCTATCGGCCCTTGTCCAGTAAGACCATTTGGCCTCAATCTCGTCGTTGATCCGGTTGTCACGCTTGTTCCCACGCAGCTGAAGGACTTGGGACTGCAGCTTGATGCCGGTGCCAATGACGTTGATCTGCGTCGTTCGCTTGGCTTGTCGAGCGTACGGATTGTTCCGCACCATCTCGCGGGAGCGATCCCGCAAGCGACGAAGGTTGTTCCTGATCTCAGAGTCAGCGCTGGCCTGCGTCGACAACCAATCACTGGTAAGACGAGAAACCATCGCGCCGTTGTAGGCACGGCGAATCACACGAGGATTTGGCTTGCCAAATCCAAGGAAACCCATAACGCGAGTCCGAATACCCATGATCAGTTGAACCTCACGAACATGTTGCGGGGATTTCCGAGGCCATTGGCAATGAGCTCGGCCTGCTCCTCACGTTTGACCTCAGCCTTATAACGAGCCTCAAGCTGCAAAAGATCAGGCAGGTCGTATCTCTTTAAGTTCCTATTGCCAATCTTGTATTCCTGAACCGCACCTCCAGCGATCAAAGTGCGGATGGCTGCCTGAATGGCTTCAAGGTCCTTTTTGACCTGCGAGCGCCCGTCAAACTGACCTGGAATGCCTGAGTAGCTAAGAGAAGCCTCGACCTTCAACTTGCCGTAACCAAGTGCCAGCGTTTCGCTGTCCTTGGTCGCCAGCGCTTCCCAGTACCAGTCTCCAGCGACAAAATCAGCCGAATCAGTCGCTGAAATCGTGAATTCCCAGCCCGTCAAGTATGCGGAGCCAGTCGATGTATGCCCACTCGGGGCCGCATTCGTCCTCAGGTAGTACTTGAGCGTCCAGTCACTGCTGGTGACCTCATTGCCGAAAACATCAGTGGCGGGATCATCTCGCCACTTGATTGTGCTTCCGGCCCGAATCTCGCTTGGAATGTTCACGGAACTACCAGCTTTGGACGAAATTACGGCGTTTAGGCCGTTTTTGCTGCTTTGATCCTAGCTGAGGCGCTTGTTTAGGCTCATTACGACGCTCAAACTGATCCCAGATACTTCTGCGGTCATATTTCTGGTACAAACGGTGCAAAGCGGCATAGGCGTAAACCATTTCGTCTAGCGCCTCATTGGCGCTGCCGCTTTTCTTGACCCAGACCCTCTGTGGGTAGCCATTTTTATAACGAAGGATCTGCCTTTCGGCTGTGAGCTCCTGAAAATATGTTGCCCCAACAGTTGGATAAAAATGCAGGTATCCAGGGCCAGGATCGTTGTGCTTTAGGCGCCCAAAAAGCAAAGATTTGATTGTGTCAACGCCAACCCCAAATAGCTGAGTCCCATTCTTGATCGCACGACCTTTGCTGTTGACATCAACCTTGCTTGGCTTACTCAAAGGCGGCTTGCCCTTTTGGCCCATGCCCTTGATCGCGATCACACCCATAGATGCGCGCTCACGCGCGTACTGGTAAACCTCCTGCGTGTGGTGTCCGCCAGAGTCAATGCAGCAAACCTCAATGCTTAATTGCCTGCCATCTTCTGTTTCGTAAGGCTTCTGAAGCACCTCATCAAGCTGAGCCCAAACCTCAGCTCTTGAAGGCGAGCCATGCAAGACAATTCGATCGACGAGGTACATCTCCTCGTCCCTAGCAATGCCCCAAACAGACATGCTTAATCTGTCGTCTTGGCAGTCACAACCAGCCGTAAGAAGTAAAACCTCGGCCGGAGGCACTGCCTGCTTGTATTTCTCTTCTGCTGCTCGCTGCTGAAGGGACTCCCCGCTCATCTTGCTGGCGTACTCGTCTTCCCAGACTTCGCCGGCAATCGTGTTTACCCATGTCTTCAGCTGCTCGGCGTCGTGCTTGGCATCGATGAACTCCTCCACCAAGTTCGACCACGCGGCATTTGGTGAATAGCTGTATGCAGCCCAAATATGGAAGCCAACATGCTTGCCGTTGCCAGGCGCGGTAGCTCGCCACTCCCCGCGCTCAACCATCCACCTCTTTTTTGAGTGCGGAATCAAAACCCCGCACTTTTCACAGCCATAAGCTGCCGTCGACGGATCATCGTCGCGCCACTTGATGTTTGGCCACTTCAAGTACTGCATGTGTCCGCAGTCGGGACATGGCACGAAGTAGCGCATCATGTTCGACTGGTTGTACATCCGCTCAATGCGGCTGAAATCTTTGACCGTCGGCGTAGAGCCCGAGACAATCTTGCGGTTCCAGTAGTACTCAGTCCGTCGAATCCCCAGCTTGATCTGATCACCCTCGGCGCCAGCCGACATCGGGTAACCGTCCACCTCGTCAAACAAAACGATCCGTCTGCTGACACGACGAAAGCCACGAGGCGAGTTGGCACCGACCAAGCTGAGCGTTCCGCCAGGGAACTGCTTCTGCAAAATCGTGTTCGCTCCGTCTTTTGCCTTCGCCTCACTCACCAAGCCACGAAGGCAAGGTGTGTCTCGAAGCATTGGAGCAATTTCCTCTTTTGAGTAGCCCTGCGCGTCTTCAATCGTCGGCTGGACCAGCATGATCGGAGCTGGATCCTGGTGGATGTGATACCCAATGACGTGGTTCAGGATCTTGGAGTA